TCTATCCAACGGATTTTCAATTAAACATCTTTTACAAAAAAAGTATAATGATGTATTTTCAATATCATCTATTTCAATATTAAAAATATGTAATAATAATTTCGCAAAACTATAATAAGATGTTGTATAATAATAATATTTTTTAGTATCGGTATTATTAAACTCCGGTGGTAAAAAAATAGAAGTCATATCAATCGAAGTTAAACTAAATGTTCCGTGCATATATTGAGGAAGTAATTTATCAAGCGATTTATCAAATGATTTATCAAGTAATTTATATAACATATTAGGATTAATAAAAAGAAATATATTATTATTTAAAATTATAATATCAGATAAATTAAAATGTTTAATACCAATATGAGATTCTTTCAATAATAAAAGTTGACATCCAATGTCAAAAATAAAATTATTAATAAAAAAATCTGTATTATTTTTATTATTTTTATTAAATGTTTGTAAACTTTCTATAGAATCGGCGGTAAATGTAATCGAATCATCCGTAATCGATACAATTAAATTATAATGTGATAAAAATGAAATAATATATTTATTATTACTATTATTAATAATAGTATAAGTTTTTTTTTCTTTAGTTTTAATAAAATCCATAAGTATATATATTAATTTTAATATTAATTTTAATATTAATTTTAATATTAAATTAATATTAATGCTGTCTCCTATAAATTATATAAAGCGTTTTTATATTAATAAATTGCTGTTAGGAGACATATTATATATATGTATTAACTTTAAGTATATTATTTAATTTAAATAAATGAGGAATCTCAAATTAGACCAACCAACATTTCAAACCGGCACTAGATAGGGAAACATCTCTCCGCTGGGAAGGGAGCACTAAAAATTGAAACGGCAACAACGCATATTCCGCAGTCAAGCGTAATGGACTATGCAAATAAAACTCGTGAGGAACTGATTGCGATTTGTAAGGAGAAGAGTATCAAAGGATATAGTGGAAAGAATAAGGGGGGAATCATAGAACTATTACTACCGAATTATCTTCCAAAAAATGAACTTATTATAATGCCTTCTGTTAATTCAAACTCAGAGAAACTAAATATGATTGATTTATTTGCTGGAACAGGAGCATTTACTTTAGCATTTCAATCAACGAATGCTGTAAATATTGTATTTGGGAATGATATGGTAGAACATTCTAAGAAAATTTATGATGAGAACTTTAATCATAAACTTACCCTTAAAAATCTAAATGAAGTTGAAGTTGAAGATATACCATCGCATGATATATTAACAGGAGGATTTCCATGTCAACCATTTAGTATTGCCGGTCTTCAGGAAGGATTCAAAGATGAACGATCAAATGTTTTCTGGAAAATCTTATCTATAATTGACTATCATAAACCGAAATGTGTTATATTGGAAAATGTAAAAAATCTTGTATCACATGATGAGAATAAAACATTCAATACCATAAAAAGTAATCTTGAAAAAAAAGGCTATAATATATGCTATAAAGTTCTAAATACATCTGATATTACAGGTATTCCACAACACCGGGAAAGAATCTATATCGTATGTATGAAATCCAAAAAAGTATTTGATAAGTTTAATTTAGAGTTTCCTAAAATTGAGAAGAAGAAAATCTCAGAGTTTCTTGAAAATGACATTCCCGCAAAATATTATTATACGGACAAATCAAGCACGTGGGATCTTGTAAAAAATAGCGTAGTGAAAAAAGATACAGTATATCAATATAGAAGAGTTTATGTAAGAGAAAATAAAAGTGGTGAGTGTCCTACTCTTACCGCAAATATGGGAGGCGGGGTCACAATGTCCCTCTTATTATTGATTCAAAAGGTATTCGCAAATTAACCCCGCGAGAGTGTTTCAATCTACAAGGGTTTCCATTATCTTATAAATTACCAAATCTAAGCGATTCTAATCTTTACAAACTTGCTGGAAATGCGGTGTCCGTTCCGGTTGTAAAATTAATCGCCAATAGAATTATTCCGTTGCTTCATACACTTTACAACAATAGGATTTTATCTGAGGATGTAAAGATTCTCAAGTTATACGAGGACGATGACCTTGTTTAGATTGGTCTTTAATCGTTTGGGTTTACTTACTTTTATTTTTTTCCATTCTGTTGAAGTTCTTTTTAAATGAAATTATGTATAATATAAATAGCGAGAGAGATTTAGAAATCATTATGGGTTAGATTTACAAGACAAACTATAATAAATACTTATTGTATATACCGTATAAAGAAAAAATTGAAAATTATAAAATATAATCTTTTACCTATATAAAAGCAATCACGTATGGCATACCGTTTGAATAAATCCAATATGAATCAAATGCGTGAACCCAGTGGTAACGCATTATCAAACAGTACAAATCGAGCATTTAAGAATAAACAACCGGAATATAAAGATAAAAGAAATCAATTTTTAAGAAAAAGAGACAATTTCAAATCAAATTATTTAACAAGTTTAAAAGAAAAAAAAGAGTTTAAGATTGAGAATACCGATTTTCCGGAGTTAATAAAACCAGTACAAGGCAATCAAACCAGTGAAATTATATATAAACATACTAAAAAAGAATCGTCTGACAAAATCGTAGAAAAAAAAACATTACCACCCGGATGGGTAAGCGTATTATCAAAACAACATACGCTTATAAAAAAAGATAATATAGAAAGCGAAATATCGCCATATTATAATCCTAAAATGGCAAGAAAAACTCTAGAAAATCGTTTAATATATCGGGAAGAATTAAATGAACTTTTAGGTGATATTTCGCCATACTGGGATATGATTTATCCGGATGAGTTAGAGGACTCTGATATAGATTATACCGATGAGGAATCGGATGAAGAAGAAGAAGAATATGTAGAGGATTGGTAATTAAATTAATATTTATTATTTTTTTTATACATCATAAAATTGATAAATATGTATAATAAATAAATTACACAATAATGCAGTTCGGAGAGAATCACGCTATAGAATATGTTTGGGCAAAGAATGAACTGGAAGAATTAATAACACAATTTAATTTTCAATTAGTAAGAACATCAAATCTAAATAATTTAAAAGAACAGTATGAAAAAATATTAAAATTAATATTTTTGGCAGAGAATGATAAAACCCATACATTAAAAATAGAATATGTAAAAGTTATATTTAAATTAATTGGTTATACCAGAGATATAATATCTGGTAAAGGGGAATACAAATTAGCATATATGTTAATAAGTGACTTATATAATTTTAGTAATAAATATTCAGATAAAGTAGATAAAGTAGATAAATCTAAAATAGAAAAAATGTGTAAAGAAGCAATAAAAATGTTAGTATTTGATAATGGCGAACATCCGTATGGTTCATATAAAGATTTAAAATATTTTTGTAATTCTCATTTAACAACCAGTTATGAACGGATCAATTATAATAATCTAAACAAAAAAGATATATTAATAGAAGAAGTTGTAGAAATAATTTGCGAACGCTTGAAAGAGGATGAAGCCAGTCCAAATAAAAGTTTATTGGCAAAATGGATACCTAGAGAAAAATCAAAAAAGTTTGGTTGGATTACATCAATTATTGCCAAAAAATATTATAGTGAATGGTTTGATAAATATATCATTATGTCGCAAGCGCAGTATAAGGCCGCACTGCGAAAGGCTCTTACGCATTTTAGACAACTAATTAGTATACTAAATAAAACAATTAATACAGTTCAAATTAATCAATGTGAAAATGATTTAATGAATATTGATTTTGAAAAGAATGTAACCGGTATTACATTGAGGCGACAAGCAAAAGCATTGAATATAATTGACAAAAAAAACAAATCGCAATTAAACTGGACAAAAGAACAATCATCCACCTGGGAATATAATTATGAAAAACATAAGAACGACTATTTAGAACAGTGTAGAAATGGAACAAAAATAGTAAAAGGGAAACGCGTATCATTAGTAGAGCTTGTTAGAGATGCCTTCAAACATCTATCTAGTTATTCGAAATCAATGGACGAAAGAGACCTATTAAATATGCAATGGAATGAAAATAGTAAACAAAATAAATCATTTGGGAATGTCATTGTTATGATAGATACATCGGGTTCTATGGAAATCGAGAATTGTGTGCCATTATATTCCGCGATTGGTTTAGGATTACGTATAGCCGAAAAGTCAAAACTGGGAAAAAGAATTATAACATTCAATACACAACCGGAATGGGTGAATCTAGAAGGATTAGAGTTTGTTAGCATGGTAGAAAAAATAAAAAAGGCAGGCTGTGGGATGAATACAAACTTTGATGCCGCATTAGATATGATTTTAAATACTGCTATAAAAAATAATATAACACCATTTGATATGCAAAACTTTACACTAATAATTTGTTCGTGTATGCAGATAGATGGTTGTATAACAGATTATTCTGGAACAATGTTTGATAGAATGGAAAAAAAATATGCCGAAGCAGGAATAAATAGCATATATAAAACACCATATAAACTACCTCATATAGTATTTTGGAACTTAAGGTCTACCACCGGATTTCCATCAGTATCCTGTGCAAAAAATACGAGTATGTTAAGTGGAAACTCACCAGTATTACTAAATATAATTAGTGAAAACGGTTGTGAAATTTTAAAAAACTTAACACCTTGGAAAGTACTAATGAATGAATTAAATAACAAAAGATACAATAAACTAGAAAATATTATAATTGAAATGTGGGGTTAATTTATAATATAAATAGGAGTTAAATTAATATTATATAATATTATAAAATAATGTTATATAATGAGATAGATGATATGGCTGCGGTGGTCAGAGAAATAGAAAACTATAATAATAATAATTTGATTCTAAATTTTTTAAATGAAGGAAGAGAAGCAGGGTTATTAAATAGTTTATTATTAGTAGGTGGTAATCTACTAGAACATATTTCAAATAATAATCAAGTAGAAAATAATATTATAAATCGAGTAATAAATGAGAGTTTTATAGAAAAACCAAAATATAAAAACGTATTATCAAAAGAAGGTGAAGCAGAAATAACTAAAATAAAATATAATAAAAATATACATACAAATAATATATGTCCAATATATCATACGGAATTCATAACCGATACAATAGTAGCCCAATTACCGTGTAATCATATTTTTTCACCAGAAGGAATAGAGCGATGGTTAAAAGAAGAAAACGCAATTTGTCCTATTTGTAGATATAAATTATTATCTTGTGAAAAAAAAGTAAAACATAAGAATGAATATATAATACCGGACTTAAGTAATAATCAAACAAATGTATCTACCAGTGATGATTTTGTAGATATAGTCTATCATGTTATAATACACGAACCAGTAAATTATCAATAAGATTTATTATAGAGAATTGAAAGAATTAAAATATTATTTAGCAAAATAATATTGCTATTATATATAATGAGTACTAAGTCTAGAAAAACCAAACGTCGTCCTTCCGCCTATAATATTTTTATGAAAAAGGAATTAGCTCGTTTAAAAAAAATAAACCCAGGATTAAATCATAAAGTGGCATTTAAACAGGCGGCCCATGGTTGGAAGGGCAGTAAATCACACAAAATTAAAAAAACTAGTAAAAATTACTGAGATTAATATTTAACTATCGAATTGTTTAATTAGTATAGAATAATCGGTTGGAGTTGCTTTAATAAAAAATATATTAATATATTTTTCTAATACATCATTTGGAGAAAGTCTATTCCCCGGAATAGGAGAAATATTTTGTACTATAATTTCTGAAAAAGAAATTATAAAAGAATTATTAAAATACCCTTTTTTAAATAATTTATTTAATAACTTAATATACATTATGCTAAGTGAATACATATCCCAGGTAATATAATATTTTAAGAGTTTATTAATTATATCAGAGGACTTCAAATTTATTAATTTATAAAAAAAGTTAGAAGCAGTCATAATAAAATTAGATTTAAAATCATCGCTGAAACTAATAAAAATATTATTATTTTCCATATATTTTAGAATAGTAGTATCAATCGCTTGTTTCGTGAGAGTGCCTTTATGTAAAATATAATTAATTATATGAACTTCTAACGGCCAAATAGTATAATCTGGAGCATATATATAAAAATACTCTTTTAAATTACGATTGGATAGTTTATTAAATGGTATAGATAATCCAAAATCAATTAATATAGGATTTTCAGTTTTTTTATCATACAATATATTTTGTTTTTTTATATCAAAATGTACGATAGAACTTTTAAGTAATTCTTGTATACCAATTACCACATATTTATAAGTTTCAATATATGTCAAAAAAAAATGTTGAGTGGTTCTTTTAGAATCATCAAATAGTGTGTCCCAGTCTAAATATTCTAAATATGGTAATTCTAGAACTTTATATTTATTGATATTATTTTTAATAATTTTATATTTATCAAAAATACTAGTATCTATAGTACCTAATGATAAATTACAACTATATATAACTGGTAAAAAATAGAATCTATAATTAATTATTTTTTGAATTACAGAGCCGATATAAATTTCATTTCGAGAATTAAATGATTTAAGTTGTAATTTTGAAATTAATTGTTTACTTTTTTTTTTAAACTTTGTATTACAATTCAATGCCGGATAAAATATAAAACCAAAACCACCTTGATTTATTAGTTTAGTCATACTTTATTATTTTCAAATATTTTAATAAAATAAATTGAAAATAATTTATTTTATTAATAATTATATTCAATGGAAAACAATACAATGGAAAACAATGATATAATTCTACAATATATATTATATTTAACAGAAAAAGAAAAGATTGCACTAAAAAAAGCAGAAGAAATTTTAGGAACATCTTTTAATATTCGAAAAAGTATAGGTTTTATTAAATGGAACAATAATAACAATAATAACAATAACAACAATAACAACAATAAATAATCTATAACTATTCGAAAAGAAGATTTAAATAGTATCATTTTTTCGAGCGCCTTGTTTGTTTTTTAGAGTATCTTGTTTGTTTTTTAGAGTATCTTGTTTGTTTTTTAGAATATCTTGTTTGTTTTTTAGAGTATCTTGTTTGTTTTTTAGAATATCTTGTTTGTTTCTTTTTGCGTTTCCAGAGCCATTCAGGAAGTCGACGAAAGCCACCTGCCATGGCTTGATTCTTAAGAAGTTCATATGCGGCGTTGACCTCCTTCATCTTTTCGTTGCTGCCGCCGGGTTTATCGGGGTGATAACGGAGGGCGGCTTGGCGGTACGCTTTAGCAATATCTTGTGGCGTGGCATTTGGCTCAACCTGGAGCGTAAGGCGTGCTGCCGCAACATTAGTTTGCTGTGATTTTGGCTGTGGCGGTGGCGTTTGCC